ATCTGCCACAGGCAACGTCACTGGTGGCAACTTGCTTTCCGCCACACTGAGCTTGAGCGGCAACGTACTCAGTGCTATCAACACCACAGCCAACATCACTACCACAGCCAATATTTCTGTGGGCAACGTGCTGATCAACGGCATTACTACCAGCACAGGCAATGTCACTGGCGGTAACTTGCGCACCACTGGGCAGATGTCAGCCTCAGGTAACGTCACTGGTGGTAATATACTAAGCAGTGCAGTGGTATCTGCTGTGGGCAATGCTACCATACTGTCAGCTACTGCTGTTCCAGCAGGTGGTACAGCAGGTGCAGGTTACAAAATGTCCAGCACCACTAATCTTGGCATATTCTTTGGTTCAGGTGCACCTACACTAAATGCAGCACAAGGCAGTTTGTATCTCCGCACAGACGGAAGTGCAACAAACAATCGCATGTACGTCAACACTGATGGCGCATCTAACTGGACTGCTGTGACCACTGCGACTTAATCAAGCAATCCAATTTTACCAGCAAAATAGTCTGCCAAGGCATGATACCCAGCATCGTCTGGGTGTCCATGAAACGTGTAATATTGATACCCATACTGTTTTTCTATATCTGGTCGCATGAGATATGTTTTAATCACATCTGTAAAATATTCAGGTTGTGCTTGTAGATTGGTTGTGTGAATGGCCCGTAACGACTTTAACTTACGATCTAAATCTTTGGTACCGATATTAAAGTCTTGCAACGGCATGTTTAAAGATATAAAATCATTATTATCTTTATAATTTTTAATCCAATCCATTTCTTTTTGATACGTCGATGGGCACAAACTTAGTCCAGTGATATACAGAGGAATGCCCAGCGCCTTGACACTATGCATAAACCAAAATGCCAACATGATAGTTTGCTGTACATCATTCCAAGGACACCAAAATTCTGTGAACATTCGATCGAGCGAGGCAGTGGCCCGGTTTGGCCATATTTGGTGATACTTGCCATTTTTCAAAATCTCAGTACGACTTGCAGGAGCTAATGGAAATATCACATAGTCGTAATCTGAATCTCTACAAAGTTCTTCAATACCAATTCGTGCCGCACGTTGGTTACTGCTACCGGCGCGAGCCAAGTTTACTACCTCAATATTATACTCACGTGCCAACTGTGCCGGCCACGACATTGTTGTTGGGTCTGAGCTGTTGGTACCGTAAGTCCAGCTATCGCCTAATGTTAAAATTCTCATGTGGTTTTGATCTTGCCCAGCAGTTGTTTTAGTTTTGCACTTTGAACATCTGCTGTGACTTTTGCGGCTGGTTCCGCACTGTTCCATGGAGCAGGGTCTGCTTCACTACTAGCCGGGCTAACTTGGCTGCGGGCCTTGATTGAGTCCATGATGGATACAGATGGTTTCTTCGAATAAGCATCTCCATCTTCTCCGCCTTCGTCAGTAATGCGCATTGTTTCAATGTTGTACTCCAAATCAATTTTTTGACCAACGCCGGTCGAGCTTCGAGACTTCATACATTGTATTTGATATTTGCCACGCTCTTTCATGGCACGGCTTGTAAAGATACCAAACACGTTGTCTGCTGTGTTGATCTTTGAAATACCACCACTGATGTGACTGTGATCAAATTCAATTTCTTCCACAGCACTACGATTCAACTGACTTGCAGTTACCATCAAGATACCCAACTCTTTGGCTAAGTTACGTAGTTCTTCACTCACATACTTGTCTTTCACAAACAAGTCATTGGGACTGACTTTGGCACTCACAGGCATCAGCAAGTCCAAGTAGTCAATCATGATAAAGTCTACCTTGTGACCTGTTTTGATTTGATACTCTTTCAAGAATGCCCGGATGTCATTGATGTTGCTTTGTGCAGGCAGTGCTTTGACTTGATAGCTGCCTGCTTTGCGCCCAATCATTTTGATCTTGATTGCTGCCGCATCCTTGTCACGTCGAATGTCTTTGGTGCTCATGTCTGTGAGCATGGCTGCTGTACGTAGTCCTGTGAGTTCTTCACTCAACTCCAGTGTAATGTACACGCCGTGCAAGCCCTGTTGCACCCAGTTCAGTGCAATGTTCATCATCACAAGACTCTTACCAGAACCTGATCCACCTGCAAAGATATTGAGTTCACCGCGACTGAATCCACCATACAACAGTCTGTCCATTTGCGGCCAGCCTGTTGAAACTTGTCCGCCAGAGTCAAAGTATCTTGTGAGCATGCCTTCAGGATCATACCAAAAGTCCATGCCCAGGTCTTTTGTTAGTGATATCTGTACTGCGTCCTTGATCAGTTTTTCAACTGGTTCAAAGTCGCCCTTTTCCAGCAAGTCTGCTGACTTTAAAATTGCACGTTCAAGTTCCTGGCGCTTGGTAAAACTTTCAAACTCTTGCATGAACCAGTCATAGTGACCTTCGTTTAAGTCCGGCACTGGTTGCAATTTGACTCCAGTTGCGGCTGAGATCTGTGTGCGCTCAGGCAAGGTCTTGAACTTGTCACTATGTTCTTTGATAAACTCAGCGGCTGGTCGCAGGCTTTTGTCAAAGTTCTGCGGGTTGTATATGTTTTGAACACGTACATAACTTTGTGCATCTTCCAACATCATTTCCAAAAATAGTCGCTGAACGTCAGTGCTGTAATCTTTTAACAAGTGCTTTTTTCCTTAGTTCTATCTTGATTCTACTGGTCTCTCTTGATTGCATTATAGTTAGTAGGGCACCTAATTGGCCCAACTTTATCACTGCATCGTTGACATCTTTGCAACCCTCAGGCCAGTCAGGAATGCTCACTGCCCAACCCAGTTCCACTGCACGATCAATCAGTTCAACACCTGCGGTGTCTTGATCTGGTACCACTGTTATCTGTTTGTCTAAACTGCGTATCAGCCTAACTTGTGCATCACTGACAGTGTTGTGCATCACTGCCACACCACCTATGCTAAGTGCATCAAAGATGCCTTCTGTCACAATCACATGCTGCCAGTCTGTGGGTTGTAAGTCTACACCAAACACATAACCTGGTTGACTGTCGCTGATGAACTTGGGTTGCTTGTCATCTAAAAATCTACAAGTGTATCCCACAATCTTGTTGTCATAGGTGAATGGTATGACCACATGTAATCTAGTCCAGTGGATGCCGTCATTTTGTATCTGCATCATGACCGGAAAGTCTTCGGGCACATGTCTGCCACGCACATAGTCCCAATAGAATTTGTGTTCGGGTGTCAACAGTTCAGCAAACGGTGGCAAGTCTCGTTCTTCAAATGACACACCACTCAAGGTATTCCACATCTGTTGCCGATCTTGTATTATGCCGTGTATGCTTCGATGCCGCAGGCTTTCAAGATTCAACATCTCTATTTCTACTTCTGGAACGTTCATCCAGCCCAGTAACTTTCGAGCTTTGTAACTTACAGTACGACCCAAGATAAAACTGGCTGTGTAACTGCAATTGAAACAGTGATAACTCCACCCTTGATCACTGGCTTTGAGTCCGCCACGTCCACGTCGATCCTGTGTGCCGCCAGTGTGCTGACAACATACTGCATTGAAACTCAGCCAGCCACTGGGTGTTTGTTTCTTTTTCGCAGGCAGATAACTTAGGATGTCAAGCATCTATACAGTATAGCAGAGTTTGTGTTGCAGAGCAACAGTTAACGATAAAAGATATTGGTAACGTAACCAGTTGTGATCAGCACTGTAACCGCTTGATTTTCGGTGCCACCAAAGTTCAAGGGCAGGTAGCCCGATCCACCGTTTGTGACTGTGATTGCTGCCACACCGCCTGAACTGTTGATACCGGTTGCAACAGCCTCGGCACCAGCACCGTTGCCCAGTATTTGAACACATGGTGCAGCCACATAACCTGTTCCGGGATTGTTTACCACAATGCTGGAAACCACACCATCTACTACTGTGGCAGTTGCTGAAGCACCATAGCCTAGGCTGTTGTTGATGCCTAGTCGTAGCAATGGGTGGAACCCTACTACATTCAGATAAAAGGTACCAGTCTCATCATAGAAGCTACGGCTTTCTGTTACATCAACCCAAACTGCTTCGTAATCCTGTGCAGCCTGTGCCTTGATTGTGCCAGTGTAATGCACCAAGTCATACTTGATAGTGGTCAAGCTGGCGCCTGTGGTATTGATGTGACTGCTATA